TCGCGGGGATCTCGACGGTGTCGTCGTCATTGAGCCCGAGCAGGTCGGCAGCCGGGAACGACGTCAGTGGGATCTTGCGGTTGCCGCGGTTGGGGTCGTTGTCTCGACGGCTCACGCGGGGATCCTTCGGCTCACGGAGGCGTCGAGCTGCGGGCGTCCGCCGCGTAGTCCGGCGATCAGGGTCTGGATGTCAGGTGCCCCGCCGGGGCCCATCTGGGCCTGGCCGGGGACGGCCTCGGGGCCGGCCGGCGCCGCCATCGCGGCCGCCGGGTCGGGGGCAACCCCTTCGGGCTGCTCGTCGCCGGCCATGACCTCGGGGCTGAACGCCTCGATGAACAAGTCGGCCAGTTCCTTGCCGTTCTGCCTGCCGTTGATGACCTCGGCGGCGACCCGCAGGAACGGGCGCGGGTCCATCTGCCCGGTGGCGGCCATCGGCCCCAGCTGGGCGAGCAGCCCGAAGAAGCCCTGCTTGAGGGCGTCGGAGGTCTGCTCCACGTCGAGGTTGCGCTGCATCTGCTCGACGTCGATCGAGAACGGCAGGTTGCGGCGCACGGTGTCGCGGTCGACCAGCTGGTCGCCGCGGAGCTGGAGGAGCATGACCACGGCGGCGTTCGGGGCGAGCCCGGCGGCGAAGCCGTAGGAGACCTCGCACGAGTAGTTGTCGCCGATGTCTTTGTGCGGGGTGTAGTGCAGGTCGTACGGCTGGCCGTTGGCGTTGCCGGTGATGCGCTTGCGGACGTTGCCCCAGACCTTGCAGTCCATCTCGAAGGCGAACTCGGTCAGCTTGGCGAGCATGCCGCCGAGCACCGTCTGGGCGGTGCTGATCTGGGTGTCGAACGACCCCATCAGCGCCTGCACGCCGCGGCCGGTGATGACCGAGGCGTCGATGCCGCCGGCCCTGCCCTCGGGGTAGCGCCCGCCCATCCGCAGCTCGGCTTCCAGAACTTCCTGGAGGGCGAACGTGGAGTTGGGGACCTCGATGGGGACGCGGCGGATCTTGTCCGGGTTGTCGGAGACGATGACCGCGTCGGGGCCGATGGCGATTTCGGCGACGTCGCGGGACACGGACAGCGGGGCGCCGACGGCCTTGACCCCGGCCTCCAGGCCGAGCAGCGCCATCCGGTGCCGGGCCAGCTGCACCCACACGACCTGGTCGAACTGGCCGCCGTTGTCGGCGCCAGCGCCGAACAGCCCGGGGCGCTCGGCCACCCGGAACGGGCACTTGTCGGTGGGGTTGTCGAACCGGGCGACGACGTAGTTCAGCCGCTCCGGCAGGTACACGACCCACTCGTCGGCGTCGGTGTAGCGGACGATCTCGACCAGCTCGTCGGCGGCGCATTCGCGCTGGTTGCCGTGCTCGTCGGTGGCGAAGTAGATGCGGTGCGCGTGCTCGGGGAACATCGCGGCCAGCTTGGAGACGGTCTCCCGGTAGCACTTGGCCACCCGGACCGTGTTGCCCCAGCGGTCGTTCTGGTAGTAGAAGCCGCGCGGATCCTCAAGGCGGATCTTCGGCCCGCCGGACTGGTAGTCCGGCTCGACGTACCCGGGCAGGAAGGCGTAGCTGAGGTACTGGTCGGCGGCCGAGATCATGAAGTCGGAGAGCTTCGACTCGGACCAGTAGTGCGTGCCGATCGTGTTCTTGGTCGCGGCCCGCCGCTTGTCGGCGTCGGTCTTCATCGCGCGGGACGAGCAGTTCAGCGCCGGCAGCGGCGCGATGGCCTCGGCGAACTCCCGGGCCACCGAGTCGATCCAGTTGGCGGTGATCTGCTTCTGCCAGGTGTCGGAGAACAGCTCGGGGAACAGCAGCTCCGGCTTGCCCTGGCGGACCTGCTGGATGATGTGCATGTTGCGGTCCCGCTCGATGGCGGCCCGCTTCATCAGCTTGACGCGCTCACCGATGAAGGCGACGTCGGTCATGTGGACCTTCCTGTGGCGAACGAATACTCGTGTTCGTCCCGGAGCTGCTTGTCGCGCAGCTCGTGCAGGTTGACCACGCGCTGGGTCCGGGCGTCGGCCCGGGTGAGGAACGGGTTGGCGGTGTGGCGGGGGACGTTGCGCGCCTGGTCGAGGACCTTCTGGATCCCGATGGACGCGAACCACAACGCCATGACCAGGTCTGTCTTGGTGGTCTGCTGGCGCTGGCCTTCACGCGGCTGCCAGGTGATGAGCTGGGTGATCAGCTCGTTGGCGAACCCGGAGAACTTGGGGTTGGGCATCGTGATCAGCCGCTCCACCACCGGCCGCGGCGTCCACTTGTCGGCGTCTTTGTCGTGGTCGGCGCAGGACAGGAACAGCGGGGCCAGCAGGCCGGGCACGCCGAGCGAGTCGTCCCACTTGCGGGCGCCGGTGTAGTGCCCGGTGATCATGCAGCCGTGGGAGAAGCAGAAGTCGCGGAGCGCCTGGTTGCGGACCAGGAACGACTGAAAGGCGTTCTCCTCGATGACCAGCTCGCGGACGTTGTGCTCCAGGACGAACGCCTTGATCTTCTCGATCATCTGCTCGGGCGGCATCTTCGCCTGGTTCCAGCCGTCGAGGATCACCCGCTGGCTGGTGACCTTGTCCAGGCCGAGGACGATCATCGCGGTGAAGCCCGCGCCGGCCGGGTCCACTCCCAGGACGGTGTAGAGGTTGCGGTCCTTCTGGGGCCCGGCGGCGCGGCGGCCGTCGACCGACGCCATGACAGCGCCGGTGGGGAAGACTTGGGTGAGCGCCGAGTCGGCCTGCTGGTAGGTCAGCTGCCAGCGGCCTTCGGTGTTGGCCTCGGCGCGGAGCTTGGCCAGCGACCGGCCCGGCCACTTCGCCGGCCACAGCGTCACCCACGTGTCGGGGTCACGCTCCGGCTCCTCCAGCACCGCGGGCTGGGCGAAGTACGTCCAGATCGGCTGCTCGGAGTCCCACTCGGTCAGGTCACGCAGCTCCGAGTACAAGTCCGGCTGGGCCATGCGGGTGCCCAGCACGATCAGCACTCCGTCGTCGTCCATGCGGGACGCGACCTCGGTGCCGATCCAGTCGGCCATCTCCTTGTACGTGTGGTGGTTCTTGGAGTCGATCAGGTCGTCGCAAATGATCACGTCCAGGCGCGACCCGTAAATCTGCCCGCCGAGGCCCAGGGCCTGCAAGGTCGGGTCGTTCTGCGCGGTGTCCACCCCGGACAGGTAGATCGCGGTCTTCGTCCACGAGTCGCCCTTCCAGCCGCCCTCGGGCATGAACGCGGCGTGGAGCTTCGCGTACTGCGGCAGCTCCAGGTGCTGCTTGATCTGGTGGACGATCTTCTTGGCGAACTCCTGCGTCTTCGAGATCACGGCGATGCGGACGTTCGGGTTGGCCATCATCCGCTGGAGGACGTAGTTCACCGACCACTGCTGCGTCTTCCCGTGGTACGGGGGGAAGTTGAGCAGCACCCGCTCCGGCCGGCCCGCCTGGTAGCGGATCGACGGGTGCGGGTCGCGCGGCTCCCGGCCGTTGAGGACGTCCCACACCCGCAGGTGATGGAGCGCCATTGGCATGTTCAGGTACGAGGAGCAGAACTCCTCCAGGTCGGGGACCTCGACGTTGCCCTTGCCGGAGCGGCGGCGGGCAGCGCGGGCTACCTCGCGGACGTCGTCGACCTGGGCGGCGAACGCCGGATCCAGCTTCCGCCAGTCTTTGTACGTGCCCTCCGCGCGGTCGACCATCGACATCGCCTGGACGACGGACATGCCGTCGCGGATGCCGCGGATCACCTCGGCCTTCGCGTCTGCGAGCGTGAGCCGGCGCTTCACGCCGGACTTCGCGCGGTTGACGGACGTGGTCAAGGAAATCCCATCACTGTGGAGTTAGTTGCCGCCCCAGCCCAGGGAGCCCCGCATGCGGGTGGCCCGGCTCAGACCTAGGCCGGGGCGGCGTAGACCGGCGAGCGGAGAGGAACGCTCAGCCGGTGGCTTTGCAGGCCGCGCGGTGGGCTCCACCGCCTGCTGTCCCCGCCCGCGAACCCTTCGCACTCCTGGGGGACCTGACCCGGCCACGAGCGGGGGTCTCAACCCCTCGCCCTGCCAGCCCACGGGGTCTTCGCACACCGCTCGCCCGTGCCAGCTCTAGCGCTTAAGTGCCCGCCGCGGATCTTCCCCATCCCGACGGGCTGGCCTCGTCTTTCAGGTATCTGACCTGGTCCAACTCGGCGTAGTCAACGTACCATCCGCTACTGACGAAACCCGCGGGGTTACGTTACGAACGTGTGACTCTTGCCACCTGGCAACAGTCCGGCGGCTACAACTTCCCGAACGGGCCCGGCTTCCAGACCGGGCCCGGCTTGCCGTCCGACCACGAGGAAGGGGACTCGCCCGGCGCCCGGCCGGCGGAGAGCTCCACCAGCACCGGCGCGCATGCGCACAGCACCAGGAACACGACGGTCAGCACCGCGGCAAAAACGTAGAAACGGCGGCGGGTCATGCGGGATCCATTCGAGAAAGTCGCGGTGGAAATGCGCCCTCGCGCGGGCGTCGTTACGGCCGACCGGTGGGAATGCATAAAGCATTTCCTTGACCAGCGATTCGTATTGCCCCGGTTCGCCCGGGTCGAGAAATCCCCTTAAGGATTTCCTCGCGCGTCGTAACGAATACGGGAGCGTAAGCGGACGTATTCGTTAACCGGGCTCCTTTAATCCGCCCGGTTACGACCGGCCGAACCGGTCGGTATT